GCCATAAGTCCGGCGATGCCCGCAAGCCCCGCCGCCATCTGTTCCGGTTCCAGCGTGGCAATGCTTTTCAGCGCGGAGGCCAGAATCAGGACCGAGGAGGAGAGGGCGATCATTGCCGTGGAGCGCTTCATTGTTCCGCGGACATTCAGGTCCAGCTTTCCGAACACCGCCATGGCCGCCATCAGCTCGGTAAAGAGCACCGTGATGGCCCCCAGGGACGCCGTCAGCTTTTCACTGTCGATCAGGGAAATGGTGAGAATGGATGCGGACAGCACCGCGACAGCGGCCGCGATCTTCAGCAGGGCCTTGGCGTTGACGTCATTCTGCCAGGCCTGGAAACAGCCCTTTACGCCGTCCAGAATCCCGATCACGCCCTCCTTGATGCTGCCGACGCTGTCTGTGACCCCCCGGAAGGAGTCCAGGAACTTCTTAATGCCCAGGGCGATAGCACCCAGGGAGACGCCGTTCAGCAGGTCGATGACGCCGCTGAAATTCGCGTTGCTCAGGCTCTCCACCAGTGCGCCGGCAAGGCCGCCGAATACGCCGATGATGCCAGAGACCAGGGTCTTTGCGCCGTTGAAAATGGTCTGGAGCATTTGCAGGAATTTGCTGTTTTCCAGGGCGGAATCCATAGTATCCGCCGCGTCGCTGACCCCGCCGCCCAGGCCGCTCACCACGTCGATGACCTGCCCAATGCGGGTCTGGATGCGTCCCAAAAGCGCCTGGAAGGATTCCAGGCCTGGGGCAGCAAAGGCGTCGGCGAGAAATCCGGTCAGTCGCTCGATCCCGGACACAACAAACTCCAGCGCCGAGGCGACCGTCTGGGCCACCGTTCCAAAGAACTCTCCCTGCTTGGCCGCCTCGTTGATGCCGACCAGGAAATCTCCGATCCCTGCGGTTATGGTGAGAATGCCGTCAGCCAGGGAACCGGCTCCGCTGCCCAGAGGCGCCAAAGCGTTGAAAATCGCCAGAGCGCCCTGCCGCACCAGGTCCAGCACCGAGAAAAGCCCCTTGAAGGTGCGCCCCAGCTTGTCCGCCGTCTCCTCGGAGAGGGTCAGCCACTCAGAAAAGCTGCGGAGAGTCTCCGTAAGAGAGTACAGCTGGTCGGCGGTTGCGGGCGGAAAGATTTCGCGGAATGCGTCCTTGATGGGGGTAATGACGCTGACCAGGCCCTTAGCCGCATTCCAGACCGCCTGGATCAGGTTTTCCCGTCCGGAGGGGCGCAGGATCTTTTCCGTAAACTCCTCCATGGAGACCGAACCATTTTGAAGTCCCTTGTCCAGGGCTTCAATCTGCTCGATCATCTCCGCGGTGTATCCGGCCGCCTTGCGCTCCTCCTGGGACATGCCGGTCATCTTCTCCCGCAGGTTATGGACCGCCTGCGTCAGGGTCTCGGAGGATACGACCCCGTCCGTCAGCCCCTGCTTCAGCGCGTCACTGAAGCTCTCCGAGTCGGCCACCAGCTTGTCAAAGGCGTCGCCGCTCTCTCGGGCCACCTCCTGGATGGACTCAATGAACCCGCCCTCATCGGCGATGCCCTGGTCCAGCAGCTGCTTCCAGCCGGAGCTGAGACCGCCGCTGAGTAATTCGTTTCTCGCCTGGGAGGTCTCGCTGATCACGCCGCCAATGGCGTCGGACACCTCGGTCAGCACTTCCTTGGCTTCCTCAAAGTCGCCAACCAGGATTTCCCATGTGGTGGTCCAGCCGGACTGAGCGCTCTCCTTCAGGGTGTCCCAGAGCTGGGTAAAGGTCTTGACCTTGGTGGCGGCGTCCTCCGCCGTCTTCGCCATTTGGGCGATGTCCCGGGCCTGGGCCTCCGAGAATCCCTGCTGGATCAGGTCGGCCTCGCTGTACGCGCCGGCAAACTGCTTCAGGGTCTCGGTAAGCACCTCTGTGGTGAGCCACTCGCCTCTGGTGAGGGATTCCCGGAAGGAGCCGTACATATTGATGGCGTTCTGCGCGCCGGTGCCCAGCAGCTCGGAGGTGCGCACCAGGGCGTCCTGGAACACCTTGCCGCCCATACCGGCGTTGACCACAGAGTTCCAGTCCATCAGGGAGACCTTGCCTGCGGCCAGGGCCTGGGAGAGCTGGTACATGGCTGTGGATGCCTGCTGGGAGGTGGAGCCCGAAATGGCCGCCAGGTTAGCGATACCCTTGATGGAGTCCACCGAGGTCCGCAGGTTGACGCCGGCCGCGGTGAACGTGCCGATGTTCCGGGTCATCTCGGTAAAGTTGTAGATGGTCTTATCCGCGTAGGTATTCAGCTCATCCAGGGCCCGGTTCACCTGCTGGAGGTTGGTCCCCTCGTGCTGGGTGTTGGCCAGGATGGTCTGCACCGCCCCGATCTGGGTCTCATACTCCTGAAAACCCGTTTTAATGGGGTCGATTGTCAGGGCGGACACGAGCCGCTTTCCCGTGTTCACCGCCGAATTGGTGATGTTGGAAAGAGTCGTCATGGCGACGACCTGGAACGCCGAAAATTTGGCCTGGACCGTCTCCACAGACTTGCCGAGGACGGACATGTCGCACCGCTTCGCCGCGTCCCCAAGCCCGTCAAGGCTCTTGGCGGCGTTGTCCAGGTCCAGTCCCCGCTTGAGTTTGTCCAGCGTAGACAGGCTGGTCTGCACGTTCTGCTCGAACTGCCGGTTATCAAACCGCATTTCAACGATTCTCTCGTCGATCGTCCTGCTCATGACCGAGTCACCTCCTTCCAGGCGTATTCTGCTATCTGGTCAAAAATAGGCTGGATCGCAGGGTTGATGTAATCTCTTCCCTGTACCCAGCCTCCGGTCCCCGTGCCATGCCCGTATTGGAGAAGGATGGCGATGGGGACTCCATTTTGAATGTTGGAATTGTGAAACGAGATGGTGATGGTGTTGTTCTTGTTGGTAATCTCGTAATACCAGGAGGCGGCCGTTTCTCCGGAGTCAACCGGGGTTGCGGACGAGAGGGCCGCCACCCCCGCCCGGCCATACTTGTTCAGATCGCCGAGACGGACGGCCTCCTTTGCCCGTTCCATAAACCGGGTCAGCTTCGAGAAATCCCCCGTATGTCTGAAATGGATCACGTTCGGCCACCTCCTTCAAGATCAGCTTTTCTGTTTCCAGCCCTCGATGGCTTCCTTGAATTTATCGAAGCCGAACATGGCCGCATAGGCGGACATCAGCCCCACCACGATGGCGGCCGCCACCATGTACCAGGCGATGTCGATGCCCTTTACCGAGGCATAGGCCCCTCCCAGGGCCAGCGTCAGCGCCTCTGATACGAACAGCGCAACCAAGTTTGTGGGAATTTTGTCCCAGGTGATGCTCTTGACCACCTGCACGATGATGTTGGTCAGGATGGTGATTCCGCCAACAAGCATCAGCAGCGAGGAAATGATTTCCGCAGTCATCGATACTCCTCCTTAAATTGCCGGGCTCTCCACGGAGCCTACCGGCGTCTGTGAAACATTGGTGTTGAAATTGGCGGCCTTTGCCGTTTCAAAGGTGATGCCGCCCTCCCGGTGGTCGGATTTGCACAGGTTCAGATAAAAGCTGCACACCATGCCATGGGCGCCCCAGGGGAGCCCCACCATAGCGCCGATCCACGGAAGCGCGCCGGTGTATCCCTTGTAGACACAGTAAAAGGCCAGTAAAAAACCGCCGACAGTCACGACCCACAGCAGGGGACGAATGTCGGCGATCATCCATTTTGAAAACTGCGACAGGTCCGGCTTTCTTCCAGCTTTGCCTCTGGTTCGGCTTGTACGATTTCTCATCACGCAAGCCCCACCATCTTCGCAAGCCGGTAGAAGAGCTGGGCGGCCTGTTCACGGGTCAGCCCGGACGGCCACATCATGTTCGGCTTTCCGTCCACTGCGGTTCCGTTTCCGGCAAACAGCCCGACGCTTATACACCAGCCCCGCGCTTCCTGGGACCAGTCGCCGCAGTTGTTGTTCTGAAGACCTTTGAGATAATCCGTCATGGCGGCGGAGAACATCTCATTGAATTTTGTCTGGTCCATATCCTCGTCCTCCTCAGACAGTTTTGCATTTACCTCATCGGCGATCTGCCCGTGGCGGCTGTAAAGCCAGTCCCCTGGGCACGCCTTTGCCGCAAACCAGCGGTGGACGGTCATGTTCTGCTTATCCACCTGCCCGATCAGCGACTTGTCCCCCTTCCAGAGCAGCCGTTTAACCCCGTTTCTCTGGCAGATGTCCACCAGGAGGGCGAT